GTGTCATTGTTTGAAATCGCTCTGCCAACGCTGCAAATGGCTGGCGGCACGATTCGCGCAACCATCCGCTGTACTGATGGCACCGACATGCAGTCGTTTACGCAGATTATTGAATTTTCTGCCGTGAACAAAGGCGGCGTATACACAACCAATATCTCCCCGGTGCCCATGGACTTGGTTAGCTCCGTCGGCTCAAAGTCGGTCAGCGCCGGAACCCTTACAACCACATGGACGATTCTGGATGGCACGAATAAGGTAACGATTCAACTCAACGCCGATACATCATTGACGCCAAGCGGCACGAATGCTTTCGTCGTCTACTACACCGTGGAAAACAATTCACAGCAGGCCATCACGCCGCAATAGGAGACGCCATGAAGAAGTTGCTTTTACTCGCCCTAATCTCGGTCAGTCTGTATGCCGCTGAGGGCGTTGATGTTGACAACGGTCCGAACAAGGATGAGGTCATTATCATCATCACCGTTGACGCCAAAGAGGCGAAAGCGCTTTATGCTGCGGACAAAGTTAAGGGAAAGGCGGCTGCGCAGTTAAAGAACGAATTTGAGCAGAGAGTCCTAGCGCGGGCCGACGCATTGTTGAAAGTTGCACAATCAACGGCGCGCGAGATGAAAACAGACGCCGACATCGATGCTGCGGCACTGGCCGAAAAAACAGAAATCAACAAAAAAATTGACGCTGGCGTGGCAAAAATGAAAGCGCTGCGGCCAAAGGTAACGGCCGATCCCGAGAAGTGAAACATGGATGTCAAAGAGTCGTTCTACGCGTACCTGAAAGAAAAGACGCTGCTGACGAATCTCATCAGCACGCGCCTTTATCCGAATCGAGCAGCCCAAGGGAAGGCGCTGCCCTACGTCGTCTATGCGCTAACGAGTCCTGAGCACACGCACCACACGACAGCTGCATCTGCGCTCGCCAATTACACATTGAGTTTCACCATCTACGGAAAGACCACGCAGGAATGCACGACGGTTAAAGAGGCGCTGCGAAACATTCTGCACGGGCGCTATGGCGTGACGTTGACGGCAACTGGTGACGACGTGGTGCTTCGCTCATGTTTTCTGAATGGCACAACTGAAGTGCAGATACCGCCGCCCGACGGCAGCGACACCGGCGGCGCATTTGTAACCGAGATGGACTTTAATATTTGGGTTGTGGAGACGGCACCAACGTTGCCGTAAGCGCATGGCGAAAATCATCGTGACTGGCGTGCGCGAGCTGGACGCCATGTTGAAGGCGATGGAGCCAGCCATCGCCCGGAAGATAGTACGCGGGGCGCTGCGCAAGGGCGGGAAACGTGTTCTGGAAAAGGCTCGTGCAAAAGCGCCAGAGGATACGGGCGCTCTGCGCAAGGGTATGCGCGTGCGTGCGATGAAGCGGCAGAAATACCGCGCGGGCGTCACGGTGGAGCACCCGACGCGCGAAAAGCTGGCGGCGCTGCAGAAGGATCAGGCCAAGGGCGCACGGGTGTTATCAGAAAAAGGCTACTACCCGGCAGCGGTGGAGTACGGTGCACCCGGTAGACCAGCGCAGCCACACTTGCGCCCGGCTCTTGAGGAAAGCACGCCAGCCGTCATTGCCGATTTCAGGCAGGACGTGCGGGATGGCATCGCAGAGGCGACGAGGAAATAAAGCGTAGCACGAAGACTTGATTTCGTGTTACTGCCAGTTACAGTGATTGGGCTAGGTTAGCTGCCGAAAAGCGGGGACCCCGATTCCCCGCCTGCCCAACTAAATCAAAATCGGGTGCAAAGACTTGCTCGGGGAAAGTCGCTCCAACGGAGTGACTGACATGGCTTCACCTGCGGTAAATGTCTCGACTGGCGCGTCGATTACATTCTCGTCCGGATACTTCGCGCAAATCACAAACATCACTTGGTCGGGCGTTACGCGCCCGTCCATCAAAACCAGCCACATGGGAACGGCAGCGGCTGGCGCGGGCGTGTTCGGCAACGATACGTTTATGCCCGGCGACTTGTCGGACCCCGGCGAGTTGGTGGTTGAATGCCACTATAACCCGGACACACGCCCGCCTATCGATGCGGCGGCGGCAACCTGCACCGTCACAATCCCCGGCAGCACGACGCCCGCCACGTGGGCAGGCTCCGCGTTTATGACCGGCTTTGAATTCAGCGCGCCGCTTGAAGACAAGATGATGTTCACGGCCACGCTGAAATTTAGCGGCAACGTGACCGTAACCGCAGGAACTTAGAAAATTAGGCAACCCCCGCGTAATTGGGCGCGGGCTTTCAATCGGGAGGCACCATGCAAGCCACTGCACAGGGCATCGGGAAGTGCGACAAGTGCGACTCGCCAGCCATCGGCATTGGGCGCGAGGCGATTTTCGACGGCTACGAACACGACGCACAGGGCAAGGCTTGGGCGAAATACAAGCCCGGTGAAATCCGCCATTACTGCGCCGAACATAAACCACGCAAGCAAGAGGTGCCGCCGCAATGAAGATTCGCTTCGACATGGATTACGACAAGCACAAGAAGGGCGACGAGCGCGAGTGTTCGGACGAAGAGGGCTGCGCGCTGATCGGGCAGGGCGTGGCGAGCGTGCTCGCGGCGACGAAGCCGCAACCGGGGGAAGCCGCTGGCGTGATGACGAAGCCGGTGGAAGAAACTAAATCGGGGAGGAAGAAGAATGGCGGTGCTGAGTAAGGACCAGATTCTAGCCGTAGACGACATTACCCGCGAGCTGGTTCCTGTCCCCGAATGGGGCGGCGATGTCTTTGTTGGCATTATGTCAGGCGCAGCGCGCGATGCGTGGGAAATGGAATGCGCTGCCGCGAAGGAATCGAAAAGGCCAACGCCAGATAACTTTCGCGCCACGCTCTGTGCTCACTGCATCTGCGACGAGAAGGGCGCTCGTCTGTTTGCGCTCTCGGATATTCCGGCGCTAGGCAAGAAATCCGCCGTTGCGCTAGACCGCGTTTTCGAAGTGGCTCTTCGCGTGAACAAGATTGGAGCGAAAGACCGCGAGGGCCTAGAAAAAAACTAGCCGAGCATTCGTGGTTGTTGTTCACGTTCCATTTGGCCTCACACCTACGGATGCCGCGCGATGAAATGCTTCAGAGAATGAATTGCGTGGAGTTGTCGTATTGGTCTGTTTACTTCGGGCTGTACCCATTCTCTGACGAGAGGCGCGACATAGGGGTAGGGCATGTCGTTTCCGCCATCGCGAATGTGAATCGCCCGAAGGGGAAGCGGGCGTTAATTGTGGAAGAATGTATGCCGAAATACGGTAGGCGCAAGAAGCGCGCACAAACGTTCGAGGAAATGCGGGCGGTTATGGGGCTTTTCGCCGACACGCAAAACGAACTAGTGAATAGAAGGAAAAAGTAAATGGCCACGGTGGCGGCGCTCAACGTAGCGATCACTGCTTCGACCGCGCAATTCCGCAAGGGAATTAAGTCGGCGGAAGATTCGTTGGACAGGTTCAATACATTCGCTGGCCACGTTGCCACTAACGTTCTAGCGCTCGGCGCTGCATTTACGGCTGCGGCGGCTGGCGGCATTGCGCTTCTGGCCAAGCAAAGCGCTGAGTCTATAGACCAAGCGGCTAAGCTCTCGGACAGGCTCAATATCAATGTTCAAGATTTACGCGGCCTGCAGTACGCGGCTGAATTGTCTGGCAGCAGCGCCGAAGATTTTGGCAAAGCGCTAGACAAGATGAATAAGACTCTTGGCGAGGCGCTAGGCGGGAATAAATCCGCCGTTACCGCATTCTCAAATCTCGGCTTGAGTATTGAAAGGCTCGCTCAACAGGACGCCGCGACAAGCTTTAAACAGATTTCCGATGCAATCAATGCGCTGCCAACGGCGGCGGCTAGAGCAGCGGCGGCAGCCGATATTTTCGGCAAGTCTGGGCAAACACTACTGAACACAATCGCCATGGGTAGCGAGAATCTCAATAACATGTCGGAGGAATTTGAGTTTTTGCGCGGCACGATTGATTCTGTTGACGCCAAACAAATAGAGGCCGCGAACGACAGTATAACCCGCCTTCAGCAGGTTGTGCAAGGCGT